TCAGATTTTGGGGACTCGCAACTGGAGCGCTAAGGGGCCGATCATGGTTAGCGTGTCAGTCTGATCTGAGTCTATAATAAGAACCCGAAAGTCTTTATTGAGCGGTTGGAGGATAACTCCCTTACGAGCCGGATCGTACTGAATCCTTTTCAGGGTAATGCCTCCTTCGAATCTGACCGCACAGATTCTACCGTCCGTGTTCTCCCAATCATACTGCTTTTTGATCACCACAATATCATCATGAAGGATCTGCGGTTCCATACTGGCACCGTTCACTCTGAAGGCGATGTAGGAGTCCGTACCATATGGGAGGTATCGAGTGGGCACTTCGACAGAATCCGCAGGGACATAGTCCTCTCTCACCTCTGCCGGTTCTCCAGCGGATATTTCCGCCACGATCGGGAACATTGAAGTACGCACGTAAGTTCTATCAAAATCATTGACTAAGGTGGGCTTGCCATCGATGACCTGCACCTTCTTGGTAGTCTTCACATCGGGTCCCAGTTCCCAGGGAGCCTGGATGAACATACTGCCTTCAGCTCTTAGGAGCCAGTTCACATTGATCCCGTTTTCGACCAGTTTCGCCAGGAACTCAGGGTCTGGATAACGTTCATTGTTCTTGTATCTCGCCATCGAATTGGTCGAGATACCAAACTTTTTTTCAAACTCGTAATTCTTAAGCTTCAATGCTTTTACCAGCATTCCGAGCCTTGTTCCGATGTCTTCTGCCTTCATTTCTCCCCCTTTAGGGCATGTTATCTCTTGACTCTTGCCCTATGGGTATTATTGTGTATCTGTGAACAATGTAAATACCCACAAGGTTCACGTCAAGAACTAATTTTTATAGTGTGTTTAGGCGGCGGATTCTTCCGGCAGTCTCAGCAGTTTTGCAAAGAGTTCCGAAAGTCGCAGAAAGGACTTCCCAAGTTATTGCGATGCAGTAATGTAGAGACCAATAACTAAATGAGGGAGGTGCTTATGAAAGCGAGCACTTACAAGACCGGAGACCGGGGCAGAAAAGCAGAGCACTGTGACAAATTAAAACCCGAGAAATATGTCACAGTGCTTTCCGTTTGGGCAGAATCACCCGCAATGCTGATTACGAGACGATTTGAGCACTGTGACAAATTAAAATGCCGGAAATTTGTCACAGTGGTGGATGATCAAGGGGGCACTGTGACAAATAAAACCCCCGCCATAGACCCAGGGAAATTTGTCACAGTGCTCGTCCCGGCAACCGATTTTTATTGGAAGAGGCTAAGAATGAGCAAGCGCAAGATCAAGGCGGTCTGGCTGACGGTGGAACGGGTAGCTGAGTTAATGCAGCGATCCAACCGGACAGTCTGGCGTTTTGTACAGGAGAATAAGATAACGGTGCACAAACAGCAGATATCCCTGAGCGGAAGCAAGACAGTCAAGACCTTCCTGCTGACCAGCCCCGAGCTGCTGACCATGGAGATGCAGGACTGCGAGAAGCGGGGACTGCTGCCGGAGCACTATATCGAAAAGAGAGTGGAGATTGGTGGCAAACTGGTAACCAGTGCTCTGATCTACCAATACCGCAAATGCAAGGAAGGTGAGGAAGGTTACTATGAGTTTCTATGATTTCACAGTCGAGGAATATGCTGAGTTCCTGGAAAAGGAACTGGCGGGGACGAACATTGTTACCCTCAATCTCGGCATGATGGGCAAGCGGGGACGGAAACCCAAACAGGCTGCCATCAATACCGCCAGTCCTAAACCGGCAGAGCAAAGTCCTGTGGATATGCTGTCTGCGCTTAAGTCTGGTATAGCACCACATTCAAATACTGAATCTGATGATGGAACTGCTGATCTACCTGATAATCTGCCAGTTCTCTATAACCGGGAAGGCTACATCGACTTCAGTCCCCGGGAGAGCCTGCCCCTCAAATATGATACGGAAGCCAGACTTTTGGGACACTTCTGCACTCTGGTTATCCGCAGACTGGAATTTTGTGAGTCTAAGGTGGAAGAGTGGAAGCAGATTGTAATCGATTACAATCATGGCAATCTGGTTCCTGAGCTATACAAGCTGCGAGGAGAACGCAAAGAGCGGGCTTTGCGCTGCTGGATCGATCTCTATTTACAGACTGAGCGGGATATGTACGCTCTCTTACATGGGAACAAGAATACTAGCCGCCCGCGTAAGATCAGCGAGTTGGAAGGTAATATCCTCCTCAGCATCCTGCTGCACCCAAACAAGGTTACTATCGGATCTGCCATAACCATGCTCAAGGCTCAAGCCCGCATGGGACATTATGATTCTCCTTCCAGCCTACCGACCTTAAGACGCTGGTGTGAAGACTGGCGGGATGACAATCTGGCGATCTGGGAGCAGACCCGCAAGGGTAGTAAGTACGTTGCTGAGCACATCATCAAGACCATCCATAGAGACAGCAGACTGCTCAAGGTAGGTCAGGTATGGGTAGCCGACGGGCATACCCTGGCCTTCGATATCCTCAATCCTAAGACCGGAAAAGCCCAACGCATGACCATGATCATGGTAATGGACTGGGCAAGCCGCTATCCGGTGGGTGCCTCACTCGCCTTTACGGAAGACAGCCATCATATCCAGGTAGCCTTCCGTAATGGGTTCTTGAACTGGGGTGCCTTACCGCAATGCGTATATCTCGATAATGGCAAAGCTTTCCGCTCAAAGCTGTTCCATGAGGAGTGGGATCATCACGATCTGGAATTGGAACTGGGAGGAATCTTCCCCAAGCTCGGGATCGAAGCCCACTTCGCAGAGAGCTACAATGCCAAAGCCAAGATCATTGAACGCTTCTTCAAGACCTTCCAGGAACAGTTTGAACGCTTCATCTCCTCCTTTAGGGGAGCCAGTGTAGCCGATAAACCAGCTACCCTGATGCGTAACGAGAAATGGGTTAAGAAGCTGTATCAGGGTGAGCCACCCACGATAGAAGAGACAATGCGGATGATCGGTTATTATGTCCGCTATATCTATGGTGAAAACCCCCATCGAGGACTGAATGGCAAGACTCCCTGGCAGGTCTTCAGTTCGGCACCTCTACCTGAGGGCAGAATAGTTCAGCCGGATAAGCTGAACTTCATGATGCTGGCGACTGAGCGCAAGTCAGTCCGTAACGACGGCATCGTGTTCAATAAGCTGCAATACTGGCATCCGGAGCTGATCAAGCATATCGGAAAGCCAGTAGTGTTCCGATACGACTATGCCGATGCCAGATGGATACTGGTCTATGATACGAGAGACAAGTTCATCTGCCAGGCAGAACTGAGAAGATCGCAGCATCCCTTCGTGCATCTCGATAAGGACAATCCCGTCTCCCATAAAGAACTGAATACCGAATACAGGTATATCAAGAAGCTGCAACGCATGAATGAACAGCAATCCAAGCTATTCGTTAAGAAGAACCAGGAGTCGGTAGACCGCATCCTCAAACCTATGATGGAAGCCCGGCAATCCAATCCCACCTTTATTCAGCCTCCCATGATAGATGCACCCAAACCCGGACCCGAGGAGGAGATTGCCAGGCTGGAAGAGATCGTGACCAGTCAGAGTCAAGCTGTAGCCATCGAGACTGATATCAAACCGCTGGCTAATCAAAATGATAAATCACCAGATACTGCTGCCGATCAGGATAAGCAGTTTAATCCCTTCGAAGACGAAAGCTTCACCGAGATGTTGAAAACCATCGGAATCAAATAAAGGAGGAACAAGTGAAACAAGGAAAGCTTGTACCAATCACCAATGTTCAGAAAGCCGACCGCTGTATCGACTTCCTGCTCAACCGCCCCCGCATGGAGATGGTGGGACTGGGTATGCTGTATGGCAGACCCGGTCTGGGAAAGACCACTTATGCCAGGCGCATCGCTTATACACGTGGCTATGTCTATCTGAGACTGGAAGCCACAACAACACCCAAGACCTTCGCCAAAGAACTGCTGCAGAACCTGTATATCAGCTTCGGCATGGGAGACTATCTTCCGGCAGGAACCACCAACAACCTCTACAAACAGTGCATCCAACTGCTCCTTGACCATGAAGATACTGTGATCATCATCGATGAGATCGACTATGCCTTCCGCTATCCCCAATTACTCGGAGCGATAAGGGACCTGGTTGATGAGACGCTGGCAGTTGTAGTTCTGGTCGGGATGCAGAATGCCAAGGACAGGCTTAACCAGATCAATGAATACTACTTTGACCGCTGTAACTACTTCTATGAGTTCCAGACCGTAAGCCTGGAAGATATCAGGCAGCTTGCAGCAGAAGTGATGAGCGTAGAATGCAATGAAGCGATGGTCAACTATGTCCATCACAACTCGGCAGGCAACTTACGCAAAGCCGTAAAGATCATGCACATGCTGGAATGCCAGTATAAGGTCAATCCCATCCAGGCCATGAACGATATCCTGGCACAGGGGGCATTGTGAGAGAGCAGAGAATCATGATCGACCGTTTCGTGGACAGCTATCCGAACTACTTCAATGTGGATATGATCTGCCAGTGTACGGGAGCTGATCCTGAGGTTGTAAAAGACCGTCTCAGGCACCTGATTGTGGGAGATGTGATCAGGAAGATATCCAAGCATGAGGATATCTATATCACCAACCGGGGACTGTATGCCACCAGAGTGGCCACCATCCATAGTGGAAACTGGATATTCGACATCAAAGCCTGCCAGGATATCTGCTGCCTGCTCAGATGTACGAAAGTGAAGAGCATCAGGCAACTGGCGGAACTGATGAAACGCAGCCGGCAGTGGGTCTATCTGTATCTGGAGGCTTTGATCTCGGTGGATGCAGTGGGGATCAGCAAGTCCGGATACTACACCAAGAACATGGCAAACATCTTCAAGGTTGGCTCCGTGATCAAGAAGGGCATCATCAGTGAGATGCGGGATAAGTGCGGAATCCAGCCCCAGAGACGCCGTAAGAAAACAACGCAAACCACTAAGCATAAGTAAAAAGCGAGGGCATTCTATGACTCAGGAACAGCGGGAACGCAAACTACGTCAACAGATACATGGCCTCCGGGTCAAGAAGTTCCATTGGCCACTTGATGCCTTCAGGTTCATCACCAAGGGCCTTGGTTATGGTGAATCACTCAAAGCCTTACCGGAGGATCGCTTAACAGAGTTGAAGGCTCTCCTGCTCAAGTACCGTAAGCATGGCAGACCCCAGGCCTTTACCTTTGACTCTCAGGGCAAGTATATGTTCTTTCTCATGAAGTCTGCGGGCTGGACTGAGTCCGATCTGAGGGCATTCATGATCAAGCACTTTTCCAAAACCCACTGGAACCTACTCAACAAGAAGGAGCGCAGAGCTGTGATCGCAATGCTGCAGAACTACAACAAACAAAGTGAAATGAAAGCCAAGAATACAATCAATAAGGAGACATCTAATGGACACCCCCAAGACCCCCAAAACCCCTAAGGCTAAGAAGCCAGTTCCCACTCGTACTGACGCAAACGGACAGAGTATTCCCGTATCTATCATCAAACCGGAAATCCTTAAGCAGGATGCCATCGTAACCAAGACCATAACCAGAGCCATCAAACTGCATGACCGTATGGTAGCTGACAAGAATCAATTCTTTGCGGACGTGGAGCTATACCTCCAGCAGGTAGCAGAGAAGAACGGACTGGAGTGGAAAGGCAATGCCGTCCTCAACAGCTTTGACGGCAAGTACCGGGTAGAGATCAGATTCAAGGAACGCATCCAGTTCGGCATCGAACTCCAACTCGCCAAGCAGAAGATCGATGAGTGCCTCAAAGCCTGGTCTGCCGACTCAAACGTTAATCTCCGAGCCATCATTGGCGAAGCCTTTCAGGTAGACAAGAAAGGTGAGATCGCCAAATACCGTATCCTACGCCTGCGCCGCTATAACATCAAAGATCAAACCTGGAAGGAAGCGATGGAACTGATCGACCAGGCTATCCAGGTGGTTGCCACCAAGCAGTACATCAACTTCTATGAACGTGACGAGTCAGGGCAGTTCCGCCAGATCGTCCTCAACTTCCCTGCTCTATGAGCGAAAGATTGGCATCCTTATGCAAACGGAATTGAAAGAAATACAGGAGAATGAATAATGGCATCTATGAATACCAACACAGCAGAGGAGATTAGACCAATGAGCGTTTTCAATGATGAGCGCAACTACAGAACGGATGAGATAGCTGATATCCTCCGGGTTGACCGTTCCAGCGTCTACCGCTGGATACGGGACATTGAGAATCCTCTGCCTGCCTTCAGAACTAAAGAGAATGGTCAATTGCGCTGCAAGGGCAAAGACCTGAATGCCTATCTGGACAGACACAAGGTAAGACCTGAGTATGAGTAACGCTCTTGAGTTCCGCATCAAGCGGGACAACTGCAAAGAAGCCTATCTGAACGGTAAGACCGATCCCACTGAGTTGGCGGTGATCTTCGGTGTCTCCGATATCACCGTCCGCAAGTGGATTAAATCCGGTAAGTGGGATGAGTTGTTTAAAGAAGAGCGCAAGCTCGACCATGAGATCAGCATAGCCCGCAAGAGAGCGCTCATCCAGGCATTACGTGAATATGCCAAGAACCCGGCAGACACCGCTCTGCAGAGCCTCGTAAGCCTGATCAAACAGAACCAGAAGGACTCCGAGCCTTCCAAGGAGTTGAACGACTATATTGTTCGATTCCTTGATCAAGTGACCGACTTCATGATCGAGAAAGGGCATGAGACCCTGCTCAAGAAGTTCAATGGCATCGTAATCGACCTGGCTGAGTATCTGAGAGTCCGCAATGCTTAAGTACTTTCCTAAAGCCTACATAAACCCTCCGAACCCGACAGCCTGTGCGGGGCTGTTGCCTCCGGCCCCGCACCTTCCGGACATCCCTCAAAGTCCCCATCGCCACCCCCCTCAGGCGATTGGGCATCTCTGTTATGTCTAAGAAGTTCCTCCAGCGGCATAACAAGGCTTTGGCGGAGATCGCATCCAAAACGATCTCCGTCTTGCCTTTTATAGACGATAATCCTGAAGCTAAAGCCGAGAGGATAAGACGTACCACAGCAGAGGGATGGGATGCCTTCTCGTTCTTCTGCTATACCTATTTCCCACACATCTTCCCACTACCTTTTTGCCCAGCACATGAGACTATGTTCGATGAGACTGATAAGGGCTCAGGCATCATCGGAATCACAGGTTTTCGTGGGCTGGGCAAAACGGTACTCATGGGAGTGGTCTATCCGATCTGGAGAATCATCAAGGGCGAACGTTACGTAATCCATACTGCAGCAGACGTAGATTTGGCACAAGAGAGGACTGCGTTTACCTTGCATGAGTTGCAGAACAACAAGCGGCTCACCATCGATTATCCGGAGCTGCAGCCAGTGGATGCCTTTGATCTCGACTTCTATCTCAAGAACATGGCAAGGATCAGAGCCAGGAGTATTAAGCAGTCTCATAGAGGAACGATCAATCCCAAGACTGCCAAGCGACCCGGACTGATTGTCTGTGATGATATAGATAAAGAAGAAAACATGGGTAACCAGTCCATCGGCAAAAGACGCATGGAGAAGATCACTCAGGAGCTTGCCGGAGCATTGTCTCCGGAAGGCAGTGGCAAGATCATCTGGCTCGGTAATCTCGTACACCCCAACTATGCTATCTGCCAGTTTCAGGAGCTCATATTAGGCGAAATACGGGCAGATAATCCAGATTTGGAGTTAGGATGCCAGATCGCACTTAAAACGCACCAGAAAGCGATTTTGCGCTTCTCGTTGGAGAATCCTGACGGGACATCCACTTGGGAAGCTCAATACCCTACTGTCACTCTGCCAAACCTGCGAGCCAAGTTCGGTCATACCGGATATCAAAGAGAGATGCTGGGTCAGCCTGTAATCGAAGGGAACATTTTCAAGAACCACTGGTTCACCAAGTACCGGACACTACCCGAACCATCAAAGATGAAGCGGGTCTGGCTCTATGCCGATCCTGCTTGGGGAGAAAAGGGCTGCTTCAAGGCTGTCATCTCCATAGGTTATGACGGCAATCGTTTCTACGTAATCCACGTCTGGATACGTCAGACAGAGAATACCAAGTTCTTCAGATACTACTATGATGCCTATCAGGAGTTGGATCAGATCTACCGGGTCAAAGCCCGGGCTGCTTGTGAGACCACCTACGGACAGGCTCGTATCCTTGCTGACTTTGACAGATGGGCACAAGACAACCATCTGCCACCCATATCCCATCGCATCAAGCGCATTGATAACAAAGACAACAAGAACCTCCGCATCGAGAGAACCGAGACCATCATCGAGACCGCCAAGGTGCTCTTCCCTGAGGGACAGGATACACCCACTCTCATAAGCCAGTTCCTTACTTATCCTGATGGCTATGTCGATGCCTGTGACGCATTGGCAGGATGTTTGGAACGCTTCTCCGAATACGATATCGGTAGGAACAGAGTGAAAGTCCGGAGGTTCAGCTTCTGATGAACTACTACGATAAGCTCATGCTTGAGTATTACCGGGTCCTGAACAATGCCTGGAAGACTGAGATACGAGATGCGTCCCGACTTGCCATCAAGATGCTGAGTGACATGCCACGAGCCGAGAAGCTCAATAAGAACGCCATAGATAAGCTTATGGACGTCATTAATACTCAGTTGGGAGATGACTTCGCATCACTGGTCAATGAGCCCACCAAAGGGATAATAGACCGCTGTGTACGGCTCGGACTGAGAGACACACAAGTGCAAGCTCCAACCAAGACCAGCATCGGGCTCTGGGGTGTCGAAGATCAGCATCTCTCTTCCACCATCCAGAAGCAGCAGTTGTTCTGGATCGGAAATCACTTTGAAGCCGATGTCAGGCAGAGCTTTGCTGACACTCTCACCAAAGCCATAGAACAAGGCTATACCAAAGAGATGCTTGCCGATACCCTCAAACTGCAGTTTGGTGACATCGCAGAAAAGTCATCACACTACTGGCAGGGTTTGGCAGAGCATACAGCCCTCAGAATCAGGGAGTTCGGTAGGCTGCAAGGCTACAAGAAAGCCAAAGCAAGATACTACAAGCTTGTAGTAATCCTGGATGATCGCACCAGTGATATCTGCAGGGCATTGGCTGCCCAAGATAAGGTCTACCCCCTAAACGACGCTGTAGAAGTGATGGATAACCTGATGGCTCTGGATACTAAGTCCAACAGCCTCGCTGGTGCCAGAGAGTATATCAAAGCCCTTGCACCCTGGATCAAAGACGATCAGATCGAATACGACTCAGAGATGAACCCGGTAGGAGTCTCCGGAGCCCATACGCCGTTTCCGCCTTTTCATTGGAAGTGCAGGACCACGACAGAAATTGTATAGATAGAGTCAGCTAATTGATTTTCTTTTAATGTTTTTCAACAGATTGTTTAGCCGTTCTAAGTCTCTCATTGTAAGTTCTGTAAGAGATAAGATTGGTTTCTTGAGTGGAATTTTCTGATATGCAAGCATGTAGAGTTCACCTTTTGATAATCCAAGTTCATTTGCTCTGGCATAAATAGGCTTATACAAGGATTTTTTCCACATATCTGGGTTCTTTCTTCGGAGTGATGGTCTTGCCAAGTTAATTTGTAAATGCATATACTTAATCGCATCATCACTAGATTCAAATGGTATCAATGCGTATTTAGTTACTTTGAACTTTCTATTAAGAGAACTCCAAATATCCATTCTTGTTTTGGATACGTCATGTCCAGCAGCGACTTTCATATCGCTCAGTTCTGTAACCAAATCGAACAGTATCCTCGCTGTTTCTGATGTTATGTGCTTACCTCC